TGTATCAGTGTGTATGCGATGGATGCGGAAAGGCGTACGAGGATGAAGATAGAGGCTTTTGCGCATGGGTTGATGAAAGTTATGCAGTAGATGCCGCTTATGAAGACGATTGGACTGAAATAGACGGGAAACACTATTGTCCGGATTGCTATGAGTATGATGAAGAAACAGACGAATATAAGCCAAAATCAGAAGATAAGCAATGAATGAAGAAAGTGTAATAATAGAACTTGACACCATCCTTGAATACAGGAATGGTCAGGTGTACATCAAGAAGATGAATACAAATGAAATGCCAGCCACTCTGACATTCAATCTTATTGAAGCATTAAATAATACTATTGTTGAATATTACAAAGGAAAGCAATGAAAACAATAGAAGATAAAAATAGAGTTGATATAAAGACTATCGAGAAGTATGATGAAATAAACGGACATGATGTTATCAGAGAAACACTTTTATATAAAGGGTGTGAACTTTGTTCTGAGATAGCATCAGTCCAGTATATACAAAAAAAATATCTTGAGGAAACTGCATTATATCTCTATGGTCTAAAAGTTAATGCTACAAACAAACTATATGTTGGTTATGTACTCGACAGATATTGGAGAAGAAACGACTTGCAACCTTTTGATATGAAAGGATATGTCATTGTTCCAAAAGATATATACAATGAGTGCAAAAAAATCAATGACAGTTATAAGAAATGAAAGCAATATCCATTAAACAGCCGTGGGCGAGCTTAATCGCTCACGGTATCAAAGACATTGAGAACCGGACATGGAAGTGCCCTCAGAAGTATATCGGCCAAAGAGTGCTGATTCATGCTTCATCGAGTAAACCAGTATTTAGATACAGCTTTTTGCAATATGATATAATCAGGCGGAAATCACAATCTTTGATTTTTAACTGTACGTATGACGGATTCCCAAAAGGTGCCATCATCGGCAGCGTGGTTATATCCGATTGCGTACAGAATCATCCTTCAGTGTGGGCAGAGAAAGGTTGCTGGAACTGGGTGCTGAAGGATGCGGTCTTATTCGATAAACCTATTGAAGGGGTGAAAGGAAAATTGGGATTTTGGAATTATAATCTGGAGGAAGAAAAATGAGTTTACTAATAAAGGAATCACAGTTACAAAGAATAATCAGAAAGACCGGACGTAAGCCGGTCCAGTGCAAATGCCGTTTATGCAAGGAGCAGTGTCATACTCCTTGCCTAGGAACACCTCAGGATATATTGAAGATTATCGAGGCTGGATATAAAGACAGACTTGCTGCAACTGAATGGTATGCAGGTATCATTATGGGGGTCATTGATACTCCGGTACCGATGATACAGGCAAAGCAGGAAGGAGACTGGTGTACGTTTTTCAATGACGGACTATGTGAATTGCATGAGTCGGGATTGAAGCCGACTGAAGGTAAACTTTCTCACCATAGTACCAGAATCGACAATTTCAAACCCAGCAAAAGCATTTCATGGAATGTGGCAAAGGAATGGATGAATGAGGAAAATGCTGATTGCATAGAAAAGATATGCGAGGAATTGAAATAAAAAATATAATTCAATAAAGTAAACTGTTATGAATCTAAATAAATTAAGAGATAAGGCCTACAAGTGCGCAGTTGCCCACGGATGGCATGACGAGAACCTGAGTGACGAACATTTCCTTTGTCTGGTCATATCCGAACTTATGGAAGCGGTGGAAGCTGACCGGAAAGGAAGGCATGCTGATACCAAAAAGTTTAATCAGGAAATGGATTACTACATACACGAGATGAAGCTGTATGGAGAAAACTATGATAAGGCCTATCGTGATACGTTTGAATATTATCTTAAAGATAGTGTGGAGGACGAACTTTCTGATGCATGCATCCGGTTGCTGGATTTGGCCGGACTTAGGAATGTGGATTTATCTGCCATACAGCAGGTGGAATATCCGTTCGGAGCAAATGAGACGTTCACAGAATTTTGTTTTGGAATATGTAAGCAGATTACATCCTTCACGCCTGAACGTATAGGGATGAGTGTTAATATCCATGTTGTATTAATGGAGATATTCTCGTATTGCAGGGCCATGGGGATAGATCTTCTTTGGTTTATTGAGCAGAAGATGAAATATAATGAACTCCGTCCATACAAGCACGGAAATAAATCTTATTGACCATGAAGCACGTATTCTACATTCTTGTTTTCCTGCAAATCATCTATGAAACGGTGAAGGTGTTCGGATGCAGGAAACTTCATAGGGGGACCGAAGCGATGAATGGGATGGACGAGACCGCAAGGAAGTGGTATCTGTGGGCTAACCCGTATCTCGGAATCGCTCTTATATTGGATGTAATCGGAATGGCTACTTTGGTAATGGGAATGTTCACTTCCCAGTGGTATCTGTTCCTACTGGTCCTGGTGCTGAGCTTCTGCCAGCTCCAGAAGTTCGGCGCATGGGCTGTCTGTCTGGACAGCATAGTCACCATCATGATTTACATCTACGCATTTATGGACACATACAATCTATAGCTTATGGAAAAGAAAGATGAACTGAAAAGTCTGGCCGTTGAAATGGCCTTGAGAGTCGGGTTCCTTATCACAAGTGAGGAACTCGTTCTGTATTCATCCGCCTTATACCTTGCGATGGAGTGGGGAAGGACGGTAAAATAAAAAAGGAGCCAGCCCGCACGACCAAGCCAACTCCTGTACACGATTATGATGCAAATATAAGAATTTCTAACTAAAACTTTCCTACTATGACAAAAGAATTTTCATCAATCGTGGAGTTGAAGTCAATCCGTGAACAAAAATCAAGATTATCAGAAAGGGAAAACGAATTATCAACCCCCATACTGGCTGACTTGGCTTTGATCCCGGAGCTTTATTCCTGGTTCAAGGAACTGTTGGCCGGGATGGACTGTCCGCTCAATCCTGAGAGCGTCACCCAGCGGAAGAAGTTCCTCTTCATCGTGCTGTTCCTGTTCGCCCCCAGCGTGCTGGCTGGAGGACGGCTGCCGAACGGTATCCGGGCAGAAATTTCCGGTGTGTTCCCGGATGTCTCACCGTGTGTAATATCGAACAATATTGCCGATGTTTCCTTTATCTACCAGCAGTATAAGGATTTTCGTCAAGATATAGAGTATCTTTACAACCAAATTATAGAAAGGTTGAAAAACAAAGGACTAATCAAGTGAAAAGCCGGAGCGTTATGCTTCCGGCTTTTGTTTTTATTCCGCTTTCTCTATTTTTATTTTCTTTCCACAATGGGGGCAAAGAATATACCCTGCTCCTGTAAACTCTGTTTCCCCAATCAGTTCCGATATGGTTACGTTCAAAACGTCAGCCATCTTCATTAACGTGTCAAGTGACGGGAATGATTTGCCGGTTACGATGTTGCTGACAGCTACCTTTGAAATGCCGACCTTTTCAGCAAGCAAAGCAGATGTTACGTTTCTTGCTGACATGATTTCTTTCAGTTGTAAGTTCATAAAGTTCTCTTTAATGTGATTGCTCCGCAAATATATGTAAACTTTATCAATGAAAGTCTATTTGATAAAGTTTTATTTATTAAATGATGTTAATTGATAAATAAAACTTAATCAAATTATTTGTGTGCAATAAAGTTTACTTTAACTTTGCATCATCAAACAAGAAGTAATAACAATTTAAATACATACGATTATGAAGACAATTAGTAGTGATTACATCAAAGAGATTAAGGCTCAAATCAGAGTTATCAATGAAGCTCTTAAAAGAGTTCAAGAAGCTGAAAAGGTTCAAGAAACTACAGTTAATGCACGTGAGTATGAGAAAGCTAAGAATGAAGCTATAGATGCAAGTTTAGACGTTATGGCAGCACTCGAGTTTGCTGTAACATCAGCGTCAAATATGGGCTGCGGTACAGGTGCATACGATATTAAAAAGTTTCACAAGGTAATAGAAACAACTTTATAAATAGCAGCAGGGCGAAAGCCCTGCAAATACAATTCTAAAACGCACGATTATGAAGACATTAAAAGAACAAGTAGAAGAGATTAAGAGCATGAAAGGTTCTAAGGCTGCAAAGAAAGCTGCTTTCGTGAAATTAGGTTTGAGAAAGTATGAAGTTGAACTTCTTATGGCTGAACTGCCTAAACCTGTCAGAGAGACACACAAGTTTACTTTTGGGGTCGAGATTGAATGCCTGGTAGCTGCAAACATGATGAGAGAATGTGCAACAAGAAACGAAATGCCTTTTCAATATGAGGGTTATAATCACGTTGACAACAACCACTATTACAAGTTTGTTTCTGACTCTTCTATCAGAGGTGAAAACCCTATCGAATGCGTATCGCCGGTTCTCACAGGTAAGGCAGGCATGAAAAGCCTAGAAACATGCTGTAAGGCTTTGAATGAAGCAAATGCACAAGTGAATATATCAACAGGCTTGCATGTGCATATAGGGGCTGCAACCCTGTCCGGTGAGGCCTATGTGAATGTATTTAAGAACTATCAGAAGTTAGAGAGAGTAATTGATACATTCATGGCCCGTTCAAGACGTGCGAACAACAGCCAGTGGTGCAAGACTCTTCAAGGTATAAGTTTTGAATGTTGCAGAACGAGATACGATGTTCTAAACGCAATGAGAGACAACAGATACTTTAAGGTTAACGCATGTTCTTATGCCCGTCACAAGACTATAGAATTCAGACAACATCAGGGTTCTACTGACTTCGAGAAAATCTCTAACTGGGTCAACTTCTGTGCCAAACTAGTAGCTTGGTCTAAGAAGAACGTGCTGAGTTCAGAGATTAATTCAATTGACGAGATACCTTTCTTGACAAAGAAAGAAAAGTCGTTCTTCAAATCACGTGCTGAGGTTCTTGCATGAGCCTCGCACATCTAAAATATAATTTATAAACTTAAAACTTACGATTATGAAGAAAATTGAAAAGATGTTGGTGAACGCAATACTTGACGCAATAGACAACAGCAAAGGCAAGTTTGTCATAGACGCTGAAGACGACGTGCTGGTAGAGATTGAAGGTAGCTATAAGATTAATGGCTGTTATGAGCCTTACGGTGCTATGTTTCTAAACAAAAGATGGGTGACTGATAGCGCTAGCGTGAAGATAGAGAAAGTCACAGCTTACGATGGCGAATATGAAGTTGAATCATATATAGATATAGAAGCTATTGAGACAGAAGTAGAAAGAAACTTATAAACCCAAATATATGTGCTGTATTATCTATAAGCCAAAGGGTGTTCAGATGCCAACTCTGGACACCTTGAATAAAGTTCAGAGAATCAATCATCATGGTTACGGATTTGTTTCTTCAAAGCATAGATGCAAGACAATGGATTATCAGAAGTTTTTGGTTCATCTTTCAAAGGTGGGTATTGAAGAAGAATGTATCATTCACATGAGGTGGGCAACGCATGGTTCTAAGTGTAGAAAGAACTGTCACCCGTTTGTCGAGAATGGCGTTTATTTTGCCCATAATGGCGTTTTGCCTATTCAGTCAGTAAATGATATGACTGATAGTGAAATCTTCTTCAGAAGTCAAGTATACCCACTTGTTGAACGATATGGATATGAGTCAGAAGTAACTGAAAGCTTTATTTCTGCCACCGCCGGCAGTTCTAGGTTTGCAATGATGTACAGAGGCAAAGTAAAGCTATATGGTAATTATATGAAATTGAATGGTGTGTATTATTCTAATTTGAGATGGCTATGAATGAGAAAGAAATCCTACAAGAAATAATCGAGTGGCTGGGCAATAGTACCAGCTACTTGTCTACAAGGACAGACTATGCCAGAGGCTATAAAGACGGCATAGATCGTGCAAAAGAGATAGTAGAATCTATCATCAATGAACATAACCCGGATTTATTAGCAAACAATTAGCATATTGTTTCGTATGTGTTGAATTGTTATTTATAATTGTCTTCATAATTAGGTATCTTTGTGATAAAGGTACTATCGCGGGGTGGAGCAGTGGTAGCTTGCTACTTTGACTTGGTAGAGGTCGCGTGTTCGATTCACGTCCCCGCAACTAACATTTAAACTTTACACGATTATGGAAATACTTACACTTATCATCAAACAGAAATTCTTTGACGAAATATTATCAGGCAAGAAAACTCAAGAATTCAGAGAAATCAGACCTACAACTCAGAAAAAATACTGTCAACTTGATGCTGAAGGATATTGTGTAGAGATAGACGGTGTTTTGCAGCCTAAGCACTACGATGCAATCCAGTTCTTTGTAGGTTACAATAAAGACAGAGCCAGCGCACTGGTAGAAGTCAAAGGTGCAAAGATAGAACTGTTTGAAGATGAGAATCACAATTTGATTGAATACACCTATCAGGGTGAGATTTATTTAGCCGCACAGGTTGTATATGACCTGGGTAAAGTAATAGAAAAGCATGTTTAACCCTCTAAAATTATTGTTGAGTCAGAACAAACAGAAGTACATTTTCAACGAGCAACTACCGTGGGGGCCGTACTGGATTGACGGACCCTAACACCGGTAGAACTTCTCAGGGTGGTAGATTTATCACACGTAGGCAGCAGTATTATAACGTCCGCACAGGACTTGGCATGAGTGGCGGATAATGACACTGCAAGAAATGACATACAGCTATATTGGCCTCGTCAGACAGAATACTGACGGGGTTTTGCTGTTTCTGTCCTTGGGTAAGGATTCTTTGGTTTTATTGGACATTATTTACCCGAAGTTTAACCGGATTGTCTGTGTGTTCATGTACTTTGTCAAAGGTTTAGAGCATATCGAAAGATGGATTGGATGGGTAAAAGCTAAATATCCCAAAATTGAGTTCGTACAGGTGCCACACTGGAATCTTACTTACATTCTTCGTGGTGGTATGTATTGTGTACCCAATCCTAGAGTGAAACTTTTGAAGCTTGCAGATGTGGTGAAGGCCATGCAGCTTAAATATGGAATCTATTACACGTTTTTGGGTATGAAGAAGGCCGACGGCATGAATCGCCGCCTGATGCTGAAAGGATATGAAGCCAATGGGTACGAGAACAACGGAATGTGCTACCCATTGGCTGACTGGACCCAGAAAGACGTGCTATCATACATGAAGCAGCACAATCTTCCCGAACCGTTACGTTACTCGCTCAAAGCCAGTTCAGGCGTCGGATTTAACCTCGATTGTATGCTTTGGCTGGAGAAGAACTATCCGCAAGACTTGCAGAGAATTTACAAAGTGTTTCCGCTTTCAGAGCGGATATTATGGGAATATCATAACAAACAAAACTAATAGGAGGATTGCCGAGTTAGAAGTAGAAACCGTAGAACAAGAGAGCAGACGGAAGCACAGTATGCAAGAGTGAGAACTTTGCTTGCGCAGAGAACACCTAATCCGTCAGTGGGATTGAGTAGCCTTTCAAATATGGGTGGGCAGAATGGTAGAATAGCAAACTTGTACGCACGTGCCACAAGGGGTTACACCAATCGTATAATAGCTTCACGTGCGCAAGGATTGAGTAATGGCTAACATGGAACTAAGCAAGTACATAAAGAGCGAATCGATGGAACTTAACCGCTCTGCCATTCACTTTGCCGACTATAATCCCCGTAAGTTGTCAGACGAAAGCCGGAAGATATTGAAGCGTGGAATAAAAAAGTTCGGCTTGGTGGGTGGCATCGTGGTAAACAAGCGTACAGGTTTGACCGTAGTCAGTGGGCACCAGCGTCTGTCCGTCATGGACGAGTTGCAGAAATTTCCCGATAACGACTACCGAATCCGTGTCGATGTCATAGACGTGGACGAGAAGCAGGAGAAAGAATTAAACATCCTGATGAACAATCCTAACGCGCAAGGCTCTTGGGATTACGATGCTTTGGCTCGCCTCGTTCCTGATATTGACTACAAGGACGCAGGTCTTACCGATGCTGACTTGAACATGATAGGTTGCGACTTCCTTTTGCAGACCGAAGAAGAAAACTCGTTGGCCGGGGCATTGGAAGAAATGATGCAGCCAGTCACCGAGCAGAAAGAAGCCGAGAAAGCAGCCCGTCAGTTGGAGCGTGCCGAAAAGGTCGCCCACATGAAAGACGTGAAACAACAAGTTAAGGAACAGGCTCAGGAAACAGCAGCTAACATGGATGCTTACCTGATGCTGTCCTTTGACACTTGGGAAGCCAAGGCGGCTTTCTGTGAGCGGTTCGGGTATGACCCTTACCAAAAGTTTATCAAAGGAGAACTGTTTGACGAACAAATAGAAAGAATTGAATAACGCATGGCAAGACCCAAGAAGTTTGACTACGATAGTGATGATTTCTACGACGAAATCCTTGCACTCTCCATGCAGGGATTGACCGATGCGGAGATAGCGGATGCACTGGATGATAAGTTCGGCGTTTCTCTGTCTCCTGAAATGTTTTCGTGCATGAAGAATGGCAACTACGAAGCGTGGTCGGAAGAGGAAAACGAACGAAGGTCTGCGAGGTTATCTAAAGTCTTAGCGCGCGGTCGCCGAAAAATCAACTCCATCGTGCGTGGTGCATATCTCAAAGCGGCTTTGGGCGGCAAGAAAATCAAAAACAAGACGGTTACAACACGGAAGTTGAAAATCGACGGTGTTTATACCGAAGATGAGGAGATACAGACCACTGAGGGAGAAACCGAACTGCCGCCCAATATGCAGGCTCTCTCCACTTGGCTGTACCACCATGATGAGGAATGGCGCAAGGTTGAGAAGAAGCAAGAGGACGATGAAGATGTGTCCTCCAATGGTAGTATTGACATCGAGAAATGGATAAACGACAATACCAATGATTAAACCCCAGGCTATATACAACCCACTCTACACGGATAAGGAGAAATTCATCATCCTTATCACTGGAGGACGTGGCAGCGGAAAGTCATTCAATGCTTCCGCCTTCATTGAGCGATTGACCTTTGAGAAATCATTGGACAGGTCGTTTGCCCACACCATCCTTTATTCCCGTTACACGATGGTTTCCGCCCACATGAGTATCATCCCCGAAATGATGGAGAAGATAGATATGGACGGTACCGGGAAATACTTCCGAGCCACAAAGACGGACATCATCAACCGCCGGAGCGGTGGGCGTATCATGTTCCGAGGAATTAAAACTTCTTCAGGGAATCAGACAGCTCGCCTGAAATCCATCCACGGCATTACGACATTTGTCTGCGATGAAGCGGAGGAGTGGACTAATGAGCAGGACTTTGACAAAATTATGCTCTCTATCCGTCAGAAGGGTATTCAGAACCGCATCATCATCATCATGAACCCCACGGACAGCAACCACTTCATCTACAAGAAGTACATCGAGAACACGCACAAGCTGGTGGAGATTGACGGTGTTCCCGTTCAGATTTCCACGCATCCCAACGTGCTGCACATCCATACCACTTACTTCGACAACCTCGACCATCTTTCAGACGAGTTCCTGAAGGAAGTACGACAGATGAAAGAGGACAACCCCGAAAAGTACGCCCACACGGTGATAGGACGCTGGGCAGACGTTGCGGAGGGTGCTGTGTTCAAGAAGTGGGGCATCGTGGACGAGTTCCCTCAGTGGTGCAAGAAAGTGGGTATCGGGCTGGACTTCGGCTATAGTGTCGATAGTACCGCCGCAGTCCGTTGTGGAATAATCGACAATGCGCTTTATCTGGACGAGATAGACTACCGTACAAATTTGCTTTCATCTGATATTGTGAAATCGCTCCGTCCGTGGGGATTAAACGTGTATGCCGACAGCGCAGACCCTCGCCTTATCCAGGAGATACACAACGGAGGGGTAAACATCTACGCCACTGAGAAAGGTCAAGGCTCTATTTTAGCAAGTATTGATAAGATGAAAGACATGGAAATGTTCATTACCAGACGCTCGTACAATTTGCAAAGGGAGTATAGAAATTATGTGTGGGATAAGGACAAGGACGGAAACTATATCAACCAACCCGTAGACAAAGATAACCACGCCATCGATGCGGCACGGTATTATGTCTTATCAGTCCTGCTTGGACGTATTTTGAAGCCACGCGATTATTCAGGGATATTCGGACATTAAAACATTGAGATATGAGAACAATAAAGTGCGCACATTGTGGGAAAATCCTATTTGAGACGGATAAATCAAACGGAGCTGCTATTAACGATGCACAACGATTAGGATTTATCGGTAAGATACCATTCCTATACGGAATATCAGGAGTAGTGTTTTTCTGTTCCAAAGAGCATTGTTCTCAGTGGTTCAAAGAAAATACTACCCAAGAGGCAAGAGATAACGCAGATAAGGCCATCTCCGAATTTAAAGCCAAACAGCCGCAAATGGTTGATAATTTAGTTAATACCGCAAACAAGTTACAAGAGTTCGTGAATAAAGTCAAGAAAGGACAAATTAAATTGCCAATAAAATGAGAACATTAGCAGAAGTTCTTGCCCTGCAAGACACAGACCAGAAGATATACTACTTGAAGAAGGCTCGCAAGACCGACCTTCCCGACGCGGTGAAGCTCTACAACGACTGGAATCCCAACAAGCATGAGATTATCACTGACGAAGAGAAATATCCCAAAATCAAGATTATATTAAAGCCGGAGCAGAAGTACACCGACCCCACCACGGGAAAGGAACATGTGGAGCCGGAGCAGAAGAAGCTGGTAGACCCAAACCGCATCGCCCTCCCGATAGAGCAGGACATCGTGAACATACAGACGGCGTTTACCGTAGGAACTGAGCCTATACTTGATTGCCAGCCGGACAAATCCGAGGAAGGTTTGCTTTCCGCGTTAAAGCAGGTGTTCAAAAAGAACAAAATAAAATACCAAAACAAAAAAGCTGTCCGTGCATGGTTGGCCGAGCAGGAGGTAGCCGAGTATTGGTACGTAGTGAAAGATGATGGTTTCTGGGCAAAACTCAAGCGCAAGGTGGCGGAGATATTTGGCAGTTCCCGACCGGAGTACCGTTTGAAAAGCGTATTGTGGTCGCCTTTCCGGGGTGACAAGCTCTATCCGTTCTTTGATGACATGGGAAATCTCGTGGCTCTTTCCCGTGAGTATAAGCGGAAGGATTTAAATGACTTGGAAATAACCTGCTTTATGACCATCACGCAGGATATGGTCTACCAGTGGGAACTTACTAACGGATGGCAGGAAACAGGCTCGTTCCGGCACGGTTTCAAGAAGATGCCTATAATTTACATGTACCGCCCCGAAGCCTACTGTGAGAAGATTAAGACGCTCCGCATCCGGTTGGAAAAACTGTTATCAAACTACGCTGATTGCATAGATTACCATTTCTTCCCTATCCTGATGCTATTCGGAGACGTGAACCAGTTGAGCGGAGAATTGAAAAATCGTGTCGTGCAACTAACCGGTTTGAATGCTAACGCACAATACCTGACTTGGAACCAAGTGCCTGAAACAGTAAAATTTGAAGTAGAAACCTTGCTTTCTCAGATATACGGTTTGACTAATACGCCGCGCATTTCCTTCGACAGCCTGAAAGGGACTGGAAACGCCGTTTCCGGTGTGGCTTTTGATTATGTATTCATGTCCACCCATCTCAACGTGGAGAACCTGAACGAAACGGTCGGCGAGTTCATGCAACGACGTGTGAATTTCCTTGTCTCCGCACTTGGGACAATCAACACGTCTCTCGAAGCCGCCTCCGAAACCATTGACGTAGATGTACAGATGCAGCCCTACCGACTGGAGAACATTGCCGATAAGATAGACACTGCCATCAAAGCTAAGAACGGCGAAATATGGTCGCAACAGCGAGCCATTACATTTGTTGGCAACGTGGATTCTATTACGGATGAAATCGAACAGATTAAGGAGGAGCAAGCCGAGAAGCAGCAAAACGAAATCTCCAAGCAGGAACAACTATCAAAGTTCAACAGTAGGGATGTGAACCAGTAGTCTCCTATGGTATGTTCATACAAGGTAGCGATATTCTTTCGGGTATCGCTATTCTGTTTTATAAAATTTTATCGCCGTACAAATTCTATAATTCAAAATTATTTGTTATTTTTGCATTCAAATAAAAGAGTTATGAGAATTGTATCACACAAGCGGCTGAAAGAGTTCTACGAAACGAAGGGGCGCGAGGATTCGCGGGTAGCTCTCGAACGCTGGTACGATGTGGCGGAAAAGGCAGAGTGGAAAAATCTGTCGGACATAAAGGTCGATTTTCCTGCCACCGACTATGTGGGCAACCAACATTACGTGTTCAATATACGGGGCAACAACTATCGCCTTATTGTTGTCGTGAAATTCACGATAGGATATATTTTCATCCGGAAAGTGTGCACACATGAAGAATATGATAAACTGGATTGTTCAACCATTTAAATTGTTGACATTATGAGCAAGATTACAAAAGAACAATATGAGTTCGCACAGTCAAGGATAGAGGAGCTTCTTCCGTTGGTGGATGACAACACTCCGGCCAATGACAAGAATGCCGTGGAACTGACCATGATGTCGGACATAGTGATAGCGTATGAAAAGGAGCATTTCCCCATTGAAAAGCCTACAGTTGCAGAACTGATAGAATTTTCCCTCGAAGAAAAAGGTATGACTCAAAAACAACTGGCCAGCGAGATAGGTGTAAGCCCATCCCGTGTGAACGATTATATTGCCGGGCGTTCCGAACCCACATTAAAGATTGCACGAATGCTTTGTCGCATATTGAATATACGGCCAGCAGCCATGCTTGGACTCTGATTCATACTAAAAAGACTTTTTCGAGCGCGATTCCACTTGGTTTCGCGCTTTCTTTTTGCCTTAAATCCGCTAAAAACAAACATTCTTCTAATTGTTTCGTATCGCATCTTCCAAAATTTCTCCCTCCCTTTTTCTATAAGTAAATTTACCGTATGAAATTATTAATCAGAATCATACGGTATGACAATCTTTGAACAAATCTTGGCAGGACTACAACAAAAGTTTTCTGGGGTGGACACTGCCACACTTACCCGAATCGCCACCAAAAAGGCGGAGGGTGTAACGGACGAAACGAAGGTAAACTCCATCGTGGAGGGTATCAGCTTTCAGGACGTGCTGACTTCATACGGCGATTTCCGCGCCGGGGATGCTCGAATCACAGCAGTTGCAAACTATGAGAAGAAGCATAACCTTAAAGACGGGAAGCCAATCGAGAACCCGAATCCAGAACCACCGAAGCCAGAACCAAAGCCGGACGAAAAGCCGGACATCGCCAAGCTGATAGCCGACGGCATCGCCGCAGGCATCAAGCCCTTCTCCGACAAGCTGGCGGCTTTTGAGGCGAAAGAGGCACAAGCACAACGCATGGCACAAATCTCATCGGTGGCCAAGAAGTACGGTATTCCCGATTTCATGCTGAAAGACCGCACCATTCCCGAAAACACGGACTTGGACGCTTACTTCAAGGACGTGAAGCAGGAGCTTACCAACGCGGGATTTCAGGAGAACAAAGCCCCTGAGACATCAGAGCAACGTGTGGCCAAAGAGAACCACGACATTGCTTCCATGATTAACAAGGGAACGGAAGAGATTAACAAACAGAATCAGTAACTAAAAAAGAAAGGTAAAAATTATGCCAGCAAGAGTTAAGTATGATTTAAACCCAATCGAGAAGCCAACACCGGAGATGTGTCGCATTGAGACCATCTACCGCTATTCGGGTGGCTTCAATTTGGTGATGACCAACCTCTCAGGCATTGACCACATCCCGCCTCTTACGCCTATCGTGCTTGACTTCGCCAAGAGACAAGCTACGGTAGTGGTGAATGTGGAGGTGGTTGAAAACATATCTGCCGGAGGAACTTCGCTGAAAATCAAGAAAGGCTCATTCCTCGCTGTAGGAATGCACTTGGGTAATGGAACCAATGGAGGTACGGTAGAATCCATCGACAAAACATCAAGCACGGAGTATGACACTGTTACGTTAGCAGCAACACCTACGCTTGCAGCCAGCAAGGGAGATGTATTATTTGAGGCCACAGCTGTAGCAGGAAAGACGCCGAAGGCTACCGCTACGGCTTTAAACTATACGTACACCAAGGTCGAGCCGGGTGCTACGATAACGGCAGTAGGCCGCGCATACGAGATTAGACCCACCAAGTTACTTGTACCTATCTCTGAAAAGGACAAGGCTTCTTTGGGTGATAGATTTATGTTTACACTTTAACGAAAGGAGGGTATATGTATTTGACAGTCCAAACTTTACTGAACGACCCTGAAATCATTCAGGCTATCATTGACCGCGTACAGGCTCTCCGTCTCGATGTTATCTTTTGGAAAAAGCACTTGGACTTTGAAGAGACAAAGTCGAGAGTGTTCAAAAGCTATCTTGGTACGGTAACAGGTGTAACAGCAGGTTCTGTAATTGACAGAAACTCCAACAAGCCTTTAAGAGAGCGCAAATCGCTTGGTTCCGGCGTGTTGGAAGTGGCTTACTTGGGAGACAGATACCAAATGGATAACGACCGCTTGGATATGCTTCAAGAACTTGTGACGAAATTCAATAATGCACGTACAGCAGACCAGCAAAGAGCGTTGAACGACATCATCAACTATATCGTAGACGACATGCGGCAGGTGATGCTTGCACCGCATAAGCGTATGGACTTGGTAGATGGCGATTTGCGCTCCGATGGTAAGGCATCCGTGAAGGTTGACGATAACCCGCAAGGCGTCGAGCTACTTGATATTGAGTTGCCAGTTAATCGCATCACACCTACGGCCGGAGACAAAGACCACTTTGTAGCCTATCTGATGAATCAAATCGTGGAATTGCGTACGAAGTTTGGTATGTTCGTGTCCATGGAGATGTCACGCAAGACGTTTATCAACTCCATTGTCGGTTCAAAGGACTTCGGAGAGTTCTACAAGCAGTCTTTCGCACAGAGAGAGGTGCAGATTTCGTCCGGTCTGATGTCGAGTCAAATGGCAACGACTATCTTCCAAGGTTTAGGCTTGCCGCCTATCGTTATCAACGAGGATATGGTAGAGCTGGAAGACGGCACCATGAAGCAAGTATTCAAGGACAACCGCATTTCTCTGTTCACTACGGCCAAGCAAGGAAAGATGCGCTGGCACACTCCTTATGAGATTACCGACCCTGTGCCAGGTAAGACCTATACCCGTTCAGAAGGAGGCATGTACATTTCCAACGTCCGCACTGATGAAGGCAGATTCTTGGAATACGGTTGCGAGTGGATTCCTGAGTACACGAACCCGAACAAGATTGTCATCTTTGACTTGGATACGATGAACGCATGACGGTAGCGGACTACATAAAGGGCAAGTTTCAGACCTTCGGCATCACGGTGTCGGAGGCTGACCTTTTCGAACTTTCTTTGTCATCGGGGATAAGCGGAGAGGATGAGATGGACCAGCAGAACATCGGCCTTGTGTCGGTAGCTATGGCTGGATTCATCCCCTCTCTATTACTCCGGGCAAATTCTAAATCTGTCAGTGAGAACGGGCACAGCAAATCGCAATCTTGGGACATTTCGGGCATCAAGGAGTATTACGCTTTCTTGTGCAAGAAATACGGGCTGGACGATGAACTGAACACCGACAAACCTAAAGTCAATTTTATATGTTAGACGAAGCACCTCACATATTGCAAGTAAGAACAGTTACACCGCCGGATGATGACGAGTACGGGCGACCGATACCCGGCACGGGCGGTGAACAATGGGATAACCTCACAGAATGTTTCTGCCACGACAACTTCCAACAAAAGGAAGTGTCTGTCAATGGCAAGCTGTGGGTTTATTCTTTCCATGTAGTATATGAGGGCAAGAAGCTGGCATTGGACACGATGGTTAAATGTCTGGATAAGGAGACGCAGGAAGTTGTCGGAGTAGGCAAGGTAATCAAGAATGCCGAGTGTTATTCGGAGGAACTGAAAGGACGTTGTGATATATGGTTGGAGTAGATTTTGACTTTTCGGACGTGGATTCATTCTTTGAGCAAGGTGAAAACGAAGTCAAGGAAGTGGAAGAAAAGGTCGGCAAGGAGGCTGTCGAGTATGCCGTGCAGCATGGCAGTTATCAAAACCGCACTGGGACACTCCGAAAGTCAAACAAATACTCTGTATCAGACGAAGGTTTGGAACTGAAGAATGACGCTAAAAGCCCGAAGGGTTATAACTACGCCTCGAATGTGGAAAGCAAGGGTTATGAAGTATTAAGTGGCGCGGCTTTGTTCGCGGAGAAACGATTGAAAGAAGAAATAGAATGAAGAAATACATCGGAACAAAACAGATTGAAGCAGAACCCATGACAATGGGTGAGGCTTATGAAAAAGGCTTGCTGCAAGCAGGTCTAGTACCTAATGAAAGCGAGAAGTCAAACGCTGGCTATCATGTGAAGTATCAGGACGGTTATGAAAGCTGGTCTCCGGCTGAACCGTTCAAAAAAGCCTATAAGGTAGCAGATACTTTCCTTGACCGTTTGCATATTGAGATGAAAGATTTGTATGAAAAGATGGATAAACTTGCTCCTTTCATTGCATCTGGTAAAGTGGATGAAGTAGTAACCGACAAATACCAGAACCACCTTCTCCGTTTGCAACACAGAATCATGAGCAGGTACATCAATGTACTGGAATGCCGTATCGGAAGGATTGACGGGTCTCCAGAAGCCCCATTGCATCAAATGACGTTTGGAGATGCCATAGAAGTCCTAAAGCAAGGTGGTGCTATCCGAAGAGAAGGTTGGAACGGCAAAGGTCTCTTTGTTGTCAAACAAGTGCCGGCACGTATTGGAAGTGATGTTATCCCCAAGATGCAGTCACTTCCCCAATCGGCCAAAGATTTGATTTTAGCAGGCAATGGCTTTATTGACTACACAAGTCAGTGCCTTATCTACAATGAGAATACTGGTCGTGCTGATTCGTGGGTTCCATCTATTTCTGATGTATTTGCAGAAGATTGGGAAATCGTGAAATGATAGTAACCACCGACATAGCAAACATCCTCTACAAAGATTGCGAGGCTTTCGGCATGGAGGTTTACCAATCGGGCAATATCCCCGACGAGGATAAGAAACTATCCTCTGAAAGGGTAATCATCATTGCCAAGTCACAATCACCCGAAGCCATTTGGAAGAAGGGATTTGTGGAAGTAAACCTCTGTGTGCCTGACATGGACGGCAAGGCAAACCTAATCCGTTTGCAGGAGCTTGAAAGAAAGGCACAGGAAGTCTTGGATGAGGTGGTAGGTGAATATGACGGCTCAAACTATTACTATCATATTGATTCAATCGGGACGGAAGCGGACACAGCTTTGAAGTGTCACTATGTGAATGTAAGATTATTGTTTCAAGTATTAAATGTAAAATGATATGGCACTGAAACCTTTCATTGGAATTAAGAAGATATGGTACGGCGACGTTTTCTCTGCCGCTGTGACCGCATCCACGCTGAAAACGTGGCTATCGAGTGCTACTGAAGTAGGGAACTCCCATCAAGACACATGGGGCTATACGGAAGATGACCCCACCTATACAGACTACATCAACGAGTTGACAGGTGGTATCTATTACCGTGACGTAACTGCCAAGGGTGCAAAAACAATCACTTTCACAATGGGTGAATATGAGTTGGAAGACTTGGTTACCCTGCGTGGAGGTGCAAAGGTTGGCACGGACGAAGGTTGGTCGGCTGCTTCCGAGCCAAACATTGTAAACAAGGGCATCGTCGGGCAGACCAAGACCGGAAACTACATTGTGTTCTCCAATGCTGCCATCATCGGAAAGGGCGACCAGCAGGAGAAGAATATCGGCTTAGGAGTTACCGCCGTAGCTATGGATAACCCGAACTCCGGCGTGGCTTCCGACTACCTGTTTGATGGAGCGAAAGTGGATTCAGCAGGAGGATGATTGAACAAAGTTAGATTGTTTTTAGGATTGGCGGTGGGTGGATTGCTCACCGCCTTTTTGATTTAGGATATGGAACAGAACGCAGCAAAAATAGTAAGCAGTGCCATTCTTGGCATGGATTTCAGGGTGGTAATTGTAAATGGTAAATCGTACATAGTTACACCTCCCACAATCAAGAAGATAGCTGGAGCGGCATATTGGCTGTCAGACGTGAAAGATGGGAAAAATATGCGCGAGCTATTAGCCTCCATCAACAATGTAGAACCACTTGCGCACGCCCTTTCATGGTTTATTCAAGGTAATGACAGTCTGTTTGAAGAGCTGTCAAACGGGACACTGAACGAAGTTATAGACGGTCTTGAATCAGCTTACTCCTTACTGTCTACTAAAAATTTTTTGAGGCTGTCAGTTTTAGCGAAGAACGTAGCAAGCCTGACAGCAAAGCAACGGCAATAGGAAACGACTGTCTATTGGGTCAGATTGCGTCGTTCATGGAGAATTTACATCTGACGTACATGGAAGTAGTGGAGGTAATTCCGTATCGCAATCTGGTAATCATGCAAAAAGATAAACTGCGTGCCGCTTACGGGGATGTCATGCAGGAGGTTACGGATGCAGAGTTTTTCAAGAATAGGAAATTTGACGAATAAGTAAAATATGGCAACACTATATTTCAAGGTATCGAGTGACTGGGAACAAGTTGTAAAACTCCGCCAAGAGTGCGAGAAGTTGGAAACCCAACTGAAGAAGATGGACTCAAGGAGTGCTCCAGCAGCTACAAAAACGCTTGAAACGCAACTTGCGTCTACTAAACAACAGATGATGGGGCTGGTAACCGAAGCAGCCAAGGCCGGTGCTGAGATGGAAAATGGCTTCAAGAAGAAAATCTATGATGCTTCCCAGACGGTGAACGGATTGTCTGAAAAGATTATTGCCCAACGCGCCGTCATCAAAGATATAGAGTTTGATGTGAAACGCCTTGGGGATGCTTATCGGACTGCTTTGAAGAATAATCCTATCGGAGCATCCGGCAAGCTGGCTGAATATAATGCAGCCCGCAGGGCACTCGATGAAGAGAAAGCGGCATTGTTTGGATTAACGCAGCAACAAGCTGAAGCCCGGCTTTCGGTGAAAAAGCTCAGGGATGAGTATTCTCTCTATAAGAAAGAGGCAGGCGATACGGTAGAAATCAATAATGGGCTTTCCATGTCGTGGGGAAAGATGCTTGGTGTAATCGGAGGAGCTACGGCATTGAAATCATTGGCTTCACAGATTGTCCGTGTCCGTGGTGAGTTCCAGTCCATGCAGACGGCTATTGAAACTATGGTAGGGAAAGATGTAGCCTCCGGACTGATGGCTCAACTGAAAGAAATGGCCAAGATTTCTCCGCTCACTCTTACAGATATGGTCGATGCCGAAAAGATGATGCTCGGCTTCAATATCCAAGCGGAAGACACGGTACGATACCTTCAGGCATTGAGCGATATTTCCATGGGGGACAGTGTTAAATTCAAGTCTCTTACACTTGCGTTTTCCCAAATGTCCGCCGCAGGAAAACTCATGGGCCAGGATTTGAACCAGATGATTAATGCCGGGTTCAATCCTCTGCAAATCATAGCTGAAAAAACAGGGAAATCCATCGCAACGCTGAAAGACGAGATGTCAAAGGGTGCCGTTTCTGCCGAGATGGTACAGCAAGCATTTATTGACGCCACCAGCGCAGGAGGTAAGTTCTACCAGATGTCCGAAAATGCCTCAAAGACCATCAATGGACAGCTTTCCATGATGCAGGATGCTTTGGATAATGCGTTCAATGAAATGGGAAAAGTATCCGAGGGGATAATCATGGAAGGCATACAGCTTACTACCACGCTCATTCAGAATTACGAAACGGTAGGAAAGGTGTTAGTCGGACTTGTCGCCACTTACGGAGCATATCGAACGGCTGTCATGCTGGCCACCATTGCCACCAGCAAACACACCATTGCAGAAGTGGCTCTTACAAATGCGAGAGTTATTGCCCGGAAAGCACAACTGTTGCTTAACGCCGCCATGCTGACCAACCCGTATGTAGCAGTGGCTACAGTGGTGACAGCTTTGGCGGCCTCTATATGGGTACTTTCTACCCGGACTTCGGAAGCGGAAAAGGCAACAGAGCGTTTTAACACCATCATGGATGAGCACAACAAGAAGGAGGAAGAACATAAACAAGCTGTAGATGCCTTAATTTCTACCATCCAAGACCAAAACAAGGCCGAAGGCGAACGGTTGGCCGCTTTTGAGAAGCTAAAGGCTGAATACCCGACTATTTTCCAGAACTACACGACTGAAACGGAATTTTTAAAGGAGATTGTTAAGTATAAGAGGTTGATTGCGGAAGAAGATGCACGCCGTTCCACTTCTTCCTTGGAAGAACAGTTGAGAATTGAACAAAACCGCCTGAATCATTATCGGCAAGTACGTGCCAGCGGTACATCTACATCTTTGGTTGATATGGATGGAAACGGTTGGGCGAGCGACAACGTGGAGGATGCTATCAAAGCGCAAACGCAAATAGTAAACAGTCTAAAGGCTCAGATTTCCACTCCTCTCGTTAACTCTTATCTTGAAAGCATCAAGACACTAAAAGATGAAGACATCAAGTCTGTATTGGATGAGATAACCTTATCCATGAAGTCTCTTGGCGATTCCGGTAAGGATGCCATTGCCATTGTCGCATCCCTTGGTGGTGAGTTCTCCAAGGAACAGCTTGGCATGATTAAATCAGCCCTAGAAACTGAACAGAAGTCCCGAAGCGAACGAACCTCTTACGCCGAAGACTACGAGCAAGCCCGTAAGGATTGGGAGGAAGCTAAGAAAGAGTTGCAGAAAATCGAATCTGACAAGGATAAGTTTACAAGTAAGCAATATGAGGATGCTAAGAAACGTGTAGAATCTACTGAGAAGGCATACAAGAAGCTCGGCGGACTTACCGGAACAGCTCTTTCCAAGCAACAAAAGGAAGCCGACAAGGAGAAAAAATCCCGCCAGAAGCTATCCGACCAACTCCTTGCTCTCCAAGAGAAGAACCAGCAGGCTGAAGTAAACCTGATGAAGGAGGGAACAGAAAAGAAGCTGGCACAGATTGATGCCGACTACTCCGCACAGAAGGCCGCCATCGCCCGCCAGCAACGCGACCTCGCCGAGTCCAACAAGCAGTCAGGCATCACCTCCACCAACGCCAACGGCCTCACCACCGACCAGCAGGCCGAGATAGACCGTGCCAACGAACTGGCCGCCGAAGCCCGAAAGAAGCAAATCGAAGAGGTATACCGCGCCGAGGCCGAAGCCATGCGCTCCTACCTTGCCGAGTATGGCACATTCCAGCAGCAGAAGCTCGCCATTTCCCAAGAATATGCCCGGAAGATAGCCGATGCACAGACCGAAGGCGACCGCCTGTCATTAGAAAAGGAGCGCGACCAAAAGCTGTCCGGCATGGAGGCCGAAGCCCTCAAGATGTCCATAGACTGGCCTGCCGTGTTCGGCGAGTTCGGAGGCATGTTCGATGATATCATGAAGCCCACGCTGGAAAAGGTGAAGCAATACATGCAGACCGACGACTTCCGCAACTTGCAGCCAACAGACCAAAGCGAAATCGTGGAAGCCGTCAACCGCATGGAGCAATCCTTGGGAGGTGCGGGCAAGGTCAGCTTCAAGCAACTCGGCAAGGAGGTGCAAACCCTCCAGCAATCCATGCGAGAACTCAATAATGCCAAGCTGGAAGAGGCCGAAGCCTTGCAACGGCTGGCCGAGGCACAGGAAGCCTACGAGAACGCACTCGCCAACGGAACGGACATGGAGAAAGCTGCCGCCGAACTGAAACTCAATGCCGCCAAGGAAGAGGCCGACAACGCCTCCGAAAACACCCGCAAGGCAGAGGAGAACGCCCAACAGAACCAAAAGACCACCACCGAAACCGCCACCACCTTGAAGGCCAATATGGAGAATGTCACGCAAGGCTTGCAGCAACTGGCCTCCGGAGGCATACAAGCCGCCTACGAAGGGCTGTTGAAACTGGCCAAGGGCAGCGGCAACGACAAGATGGGGGAAATCTCCGACAAGCTGGGCGATGTCTTCATCATCGGCTGGATACTTTCTATCCTCGACATCCTGAAGGATGGACTTAGTACCGTCGTCGAAGGCCTGCTGGACGGTATATTCAGTGCTGTCAGCGGCATCTTGAGCGATGTCCTTTCGGGCGACCTTTTCGTTACCCTGTTCGACAGCATCAAGAGCGGAGTGGGCAGCATACTCGACGCGATTACCTTCGGAGGGTTCTCCTCGTGGACAAGTTCCAGCAATGCCAAGGAGGTACAAGCCACCATCGACCGACTGACCGACCGCAACGAGGCCTTGCAACAGAGCATCGACGCGTTAAATGATACCATGAAGGAAGCACGAGGTACTGAAACAGTGAAGGCTGCAAAGCAGGCTGAGGAATATCAGAAAGAGGTAAATCAAAACTACCTTGAAATGGCTATGGCTCAGGCCGGATACCACGGTTCTCACCACTCATGGAACTACTACTGGGGAGGCTTCTCCAAAGAGCAGATAGACAAGCTCAGCGAACAGATAGGCCGTGAATGGAGCGGGAGCCTGTGGGATTTGTCGCCCGAGGAGATGAAGATGCTGAAGGGCAACGTTGATATGTGGACACAAATCCAGAACACCGGCGAGGGCGGTTACGGAGGACGGCTGACCGAAAAGCTGGATGACTACATCGACCAGGCAGGCAAGCTGGAAGAAATCACCGACACGCTCTACGAAAGCCTTACGCAAATCAGCTTCGACAGCATGTATGACAGCTTTGTGGACAATCTTATGAACATGGAATATTCCGCACAAGACGCTGCTGACGACATTGCGGAATACTTCATGCGCGCCATGCTGTCCAACAAGATAGGAACACTCTATCAGGATAAGCTGGAGGAATGGTACAAGAAGTTTGCCGGAGCCATGGAAGATGACGGCACGCTGGACGATGGCGAGATAGCTGCCCTGCGCGACGAATACCTTGGCTACGTGGAAGAAGCCCTGAAACTCCGTGACGAACTCGCCGCCGCCACCGGTTACGAGGGGACATCCGCCCAAGAACAGCAGTCAGCCTCCAGCCGCGGATTTGGGACCGAAATGACCCATGAGGATGCAGGTGAATTGAGCGGCCGTTTTACTGCCGTGTATGAGTCTAATCTTAGGATAGAAACAGCCGAACAGCAGCAGACTGTCGCCATCACAGAGTTGCGAGGCTCCATAAGTGCACTGACATCACAAGCTACAGGGCTGTATAACATCGCTGACGACACTCGTACAATCCTTGCGGACTCATATCTTGAGATTCAAAAGATACGGGAGAATACAGGGGAGATAATAAAACCTATAAAACAGATTCAGAAAGATATAGCGGAAGTAAAGAAAAATACATTAAGGACATGACAGGAGATTTATTTATTAACGGGAAGGATGCTTGGAGTACATGGGGCGTCCGCATGGGTGACGGTTTTCTCGATGCTATCGACGGATTCAACGAGATGAAGGATTACATCGAGAACGAAAGCCGGCTGGAACACGGGAAGAGGGTGATAACCGAAAATGCGAAAATAGATTCGAGGGAGATTACGCTTCATTTCACCATCCAAGGTAACTCGGAGAGTGACTACCGGACAAAGAAAAAAGCATTCCAGACAGAACTGGAAAAAGGCTCCGTGAATATTAAGGTTTCTGCTTTGGGAAATGAAGTCTACAAACTGGTCTATTTGGGGAAGAACATCTCTTACGGATTGAGCCTTGACCGGTGTTTCGGAAAGATTTCGAGTAAATTCTGCGAGCCGAATCCGACAGACAGAAGCGAATAACGAACCTTTCCCATATTGTTTCAAATGGGAGTCCTGATTTTTAGGGCTTCCATTTTTATTTGGCGATTTTTGAAATACATATTGATTTACGACAACGGGGCAATTGTCGTGAATCAGGAAAAAGAAAAATAGGAGCAAGCTGATTTGTTGACGAACTTTGGAATATGATTGACATCAAAGACATATCCGGAAAGATATTGTTCTCCGTGCAGGAAAACGATGAAACAGTATTTGTAGAGGAACTTATGAGTTCTGACTACATCCGTCTGTCATGGCACTCTGATAAAGGGGATTCCATACCTGTTTCATCTTATATAGAATATGACGGAGAAAAATACCGTCTGCTAGAAACGTACACACCACAGATGGAGAATGAAGCTGAGTATGTTTATTCTCCTAAGTTCGATTCCCGTGTGATTGCATGGGGAAAGCAGATTGTACCTGTATATACATACGGGACCGATGGGACAACCGTAAAGACACGAGAGATGGACTGGGAGTTCACCGGTTCCCCGGCAGATGCCATGTTCATGGTAAAGCAGGCTATAAAGAATGAAACCGGAGAGGAGTGGACCGTTCAGCTTTCTGACAGTCTTCCGGCTACAATCAGCATATCTTCACAGTCCGCATCCATCTTATCCGTCCTGAACAGTATTGCCGATGAATGTGAGACCGAATGGTGGACAGACAAGAAGTCAAATACCCTGTATCTTTCAAAGTGTGTAAAAGGAGATCCTATAACACTTGAAGTAGGCGAGCAGGTAGATGTTCCTTCTGTTACGGATAACAGCGAAGGGTATTATACTAGGTTCTACGCCTTCGGCTCTACAAGGAACATAGTTCAGGAAAGCCTTGAAGGTGGAGCCAACGTCAACAAGAGGCTTACACTTGACCCGGTGAAATATCCTTACGGCTACAAGGATATACGTTCCGGACTTTCCCAGGAAGAGGTATTCGTCAAGGTGCTTTACTATGATAAAATTTATCCGTCATCCAAGCTTACCATTTCGGATGTAAGGGCACGTCTGAGATACAGGGTAGACAACGAAGGGAACAGGATAAAGATAGGTGGGACTGATGAAGAGCCAGTCTATGAACAGTATGCCATCTGGTATTTCCGGATAGGCGGGTTCACCTTTGACCCTGACACAATTATCGAAGGCAAGAATCTTTCAGCATCGTTCGAAAGCGGACAGCTGTCAGGCAGGGATTTTGAGCTTGAGTATCACGAAAAGTCAGAAACGGTAAAGGATGGGAATGATGTCACTCCGTTCGAAGTGAAGGCTGGTGACTATGAGATAATAATTGACGAGTCAACCGGTTCGATTATCCCCGGACTGTCCTATATAATTCCGCAGGACGGTGACAGTGTAATCCTGTACAACATCGTAATGCCTGACGAATATACGAAGAGTGCGCAGGATGAGCTGGAAGCTGAACTTGACAAGTACATTGCAAAACAGGAGGAAGACAGCAGGACCTATCAGACAAGCAGTAACCCCGTTTATTTCTACAAGAATAATACAGACCTTAGCCTTGGGCAATCCGTCACGTTCATATACGGAGGAATATCCGTATCAACAAGAATCCAATCTGTTGAAAAGCGGCTTGACTTTCCATGCTACCAGAATATCAAGCTAGGGAACAAGGTCGTCAATGGAATAATACAGCAGCTCAAGGATGATGTAGCCTATACTAACAAACAGATAGACATCATTAAGGCTTTCAACGAACTGAGTGTATCTCTGACAAACGCATATGCCAACGCCCAGCGTGAGATGATGGAAGGGTTTGCGGCAATTAAGAAACTATGGTCACTGGGGGAGGACTCCGAAGGGAACCAGTATGCGTATACTAATTTTCCGATTGTCGGTGCTGCTGGCCTTACCACATTCGCTGGAGATGAAATCAAAGTGGATTCCATCTTCAAGGGGTTGCCGATAGATGCGGAGACCCTTCAATGGGTGGATGGGGTTTTGACAGTAGTGGGTGGTGGTACCGGAGGGGGTGCATCCAACTGGGATGAATTGGAAGGTAAACCTTCCTGGATTACCGATACCAAGCCAACTTATGCTTGGGGAGAAATAACACAGAAACCTACTACTTTATCTGGTTATGGTATACAAGCTTCGGATGTACTTAACACACTTAAGACTGTAGATGGTTCTGGAAGTGGATTGGATGCTGATACTTTAGATGGAAGAGATTATAATCAATTTTTATATAATCATGGTCAAAACTATGGAAGCTCTGATGATATAAGGAATATTGCAATATGGACTTATTTTTCAGGTAATAATATGATTAACTCCCCTGTAACATCATGGTTTAGCGGAATAGTGATGGCAGCTAACGGTAATCTAAACTTTAAAGCTATATTAGGATTTGACACGAGTGGAAATTTCTATACTGGAGGTAACGACAATGGTTCATGGCGTGCTTGGCGGCAAGTAGCTTATACTACTTCTAACGTAGCATCAGCTACAAAACTCCAAACACCTCGTACTATTTGGGGACAAAGTTTCGATGGAACTGGAAATGTTACTGGTTCTCTTACCTCTGTTACTAATATAACAGGTACAGGAACTTTTACTGGAGCAAACATTAAAGCTACAGACAGTGTGTATGTGAATGGTATTAGATTACATAAAACTGCCGATGGTGTAATTACATTAGAGGGAAATCTAGCTGTAACTGGAGGTATCACAGCCTATTCCACAGGTGAAGAAGGTGGAAGTAGTGGCGGTGGTGGTATTGATGTAGAATTACTTTGGGAAATCTTAGGAGGAACAGGCACACAACAAATCAATGTTACTCATTTAACTGGCGCACTTACTTGGAATAACATATCAAGTAAACCATCATGGATTGGAGATACAAAACCTTCTTATGTTTGGTCTGAAATACTTGCTAAGCCTACTACTTTAGCTGGTTTTGGAATAACAGACGCCTACAACAAGTCAGAAAGCGATGGAAGGTATCTGTATAAATACAGCAATAGTTATTCAGGAGATGTTCGTAATATACCTATAAATACTTTTGTATCGGCGCAAAATATGGCTATAACTAATGCTCCAAGTAATTTGTATTCTATGGCATGGTCTGATATACTTACATTTGCATGGAACAACGACAGCCGGTACAAGGAACAATTACTTATGAGCAATGGAAGACTATACAGTCAGGGAGGATACGGAGGAGGATGGTCTGAGGTAGCCTTTATTACAGATAACGTAGCTTCTTCTTCAAGGCTGACAACCGACGCTGGTTCTTCTGTAAATCCGGTTTACTTCGCAAATGGAATACCAGTAAGGACATCCTACAGTTTTGGAAATTCAAGCGGTAATGCCGCAATAAATAATGGGACTTTGTGTTCAAATCTTAACGCTGACCTGCTGGATGGACTACATTATACTCATTTCATATACAGATATAATTTGAGTTTAGGTATATCTGATGATGTCTTTAGCATACCTTCATATACTTATTTTTCAGGAAAAAATATGATAAACGTTCCATTAAATGATTGGCTTACTGGACTTGTTCTTGCAAAAAACGGTAACGATTCTTACAAAGAAATCATAGGAATATCAAGCGGAAGGTTATACACAAACTATGCAGGAAACTCATCATGGGAAACAGTCGCATTTCTTACTGACAACGTAGCATCCGCAACAAAATTACAGACCGCCAGAACACTGTGGGGTCAGAGTTTTGACGGGACAGCTAATGTCAGTGGAGATATCTCAGGAGCAAATAATATAAATGCTACAGGAACTATATCTGCATATTCGATAGAATTGTCAGCTTCTACTCCATATATTGATTTTCATTATGGATATTCAGAAGAAGATTTTACAGGGAGAATCATTGCTGAACCTGATTATAGATTGAACATAAATTATTCTATGTATATAATTCGATATGGTAATGTTGGAATAGGTACTACTTCTCCGTCACAGAAATTACACGTATCAGGAAATATTCTAGCTACTGGTGGAGGTACATTCTATAGTTCAGATATGAGAGCAAAAACAATAATAGAAAGACCGAAACTAAGTTTAAATAGTATAGCAAACGCACCTGTAATTAAATTTAGATGGAACGGATATAATGATTTAAAAGATGATGGTAAATTACATATCGGAGGTATAGCACAATACATTGAAAAGATACTTCCTGAATGTGTAATAGGTCAGAAAGATGATTTCTTATCATTTGACTATGCCACAACCGGTTATGTGTTTTCCGTACTTACCGCCCGTCATCTGTTGTCATACGAGACACGTACCGACCGGATTATCCGGAAACTGAAGGAGAGAATCAAGAGATTGGAAAAACAACTTAATATCGAAAATCATGAGGAAGTTAGTATTGTGGCTGATTAGGGTGTTCAGACTGGACATCCCGGCCGAAAAGGTTGTGGAGAAGGCGGTGGAGAAGGAAGTCTATCTGCCGAAGGACGGTGTGATTGACGGAGACATCACTATCAAAGGGGATGTGCTGGTAACTGGAAAGGTATTTATAACCGGTTCAATGACCATACTTGGAGCTGTAAATTATGGTCTGAAATTTGACGGTAGCAAGGAGGATTGATTATGGCAGTATTGGAAACTTTACCATCAGTGAATCTGAAATGGGATGATATACGTGATACCCTCAATGCAGGAGGCGGTTCGGTGACGAACGTAGTTTCGACGGCATTCCTTGAAAAGAACATTAACATCTTCAGTTTCTACAAGCCGCACCATGGCATTTACGATTTTCCTCCATCAGTACCTTATACTGATGCGAAAGGTGGCTTGTACCTGGATGAAGTGAACCATGTAATCAAGTGGAATGCTCCGAAAGGAGGTTCCGGCAGTCCGTACCGGCTGAGTGATTTCTGCGGGTATAAATACAAGTCACTCCCTCCGTCCGTAGACGGTACACAGCTTCGGGCTACGGCAGACATGACATCGGTTTCCTTCGACGTTACAATCGAGCCTACCTGGGGAGATTCCAAATTCGACTGGGGGCTTGTATGTGGAGGATTCACGTTCGCGAACATGCAGATAAAATGTGAGGTATACAACCAGGACAAGACTCTGATTGGCAGTTCCTTCTTCAAGGTCTCAGACATCAAGTCAACCGGGCGTGTGACCATGACACTGAACCGGAACAATCAGATTGATAGGACTGATACGAAAATCTATGTAAAGGGATATTTCTGCGATTACGACGGTAATGTGCTTTGCCCGATACCGACGACAACGGACGGGTATGTGGAGAAGCCGTTGACTGTTACACAATCGGTATATCTGTATGCAGGAGCCGTCACGATTAACAACACAAGTTTCGCGGCAAAGATACGGATGCTGGAAGGAGAAGGGTCTTGGGTGTCCAATATGGTCGTAGATATTACGAACAACGGGACAAGCGACTATGTGGCAGGTACCGGATTCCCGCAGGCGCAATGGAGATGGAGGGCGGTCGACGGCAGTTATACAGGTTCCTGGCAGGGCGGTGAGCGTATCGACGAATGTACGAACATTCCGCGCTACATCACCCGTACAGGATACGTGGACCCTGGCAAGTGGCCGACATATGGTAGTGTGACGAAATGGTATATAGATATTAACATAAAGATGAATTAAAAAGGAGGTAATTATGATAGAAATTACAAACGAAACAATCGGAGGTAACGTAAGTTACACCAACGGGGAGTACAGAATCCAGGGTGACTACAGAGTCAATCCGGAAACGAAGAAGGTTGATACGCTCAATGTATCGGTGAACAAGAACGAGGCCTATGCCGGTAACGTGAACATCTACACGAACGGCACGGAGCAGCAGGTGAACTACAACAGCATGAAGCAATCTGATGTGGCTGAGGTGTCTACGGAGATAACCGCCCTTATCGGAGAGCTGGAGAACAGATATAGCAGTGTAACATTAATGACAGAATGATATGAAGACAACGGTAGATAAAATCGTAAAGGCATACGCCAAGCTGGGCGATGTGAAGGTGACAACCTTGGAAGACAAGGAAGTGATGAAGGTGATAAGGATGCGCAAGGCCATGCGTCCGGTGTCGGAGGATTTCAACGCGTTTCTGGAGGACGTGAAGACCAAGTTCAAGCCCGAAGGATTCGAAGATACGGTCCGCAAGGCACAGGAAGGCTGGGACAAGATGACCGATGCGGAGAAGAAGGCTGCCAACGAACTGGTAACCGGTTACAACCGGAAGGTGGAGGTAGCAGTCAAGGAAGAATCCGAGAAGGAAGTGGAAATCGAGTTTGAACCGCTTTCGGAAGATTCGCTGACGAAGCTGATGAAGGAAAATTCGCTGACCGTGGCCGAAATGGAAATGTTGGACTTTTAATCCGGAAATATGGAACTGAACGACTGGGTCATACTCATCACCGCCCTCGGAGGTATCGAAGGCGTGAAGCAGCTTGTCAAATGGGTGCTGAACCGCAAGTACGAACAGCGCAAAGAGGATGCTTCCGCCGATGCGGCCGAAAACGAGAACGAGCGCAAGCAGGTTGACTGGCTGGAGGCGAGATTGGCCCAGCGTGATGTCAAGGTGGACACCTTGTACAGCGAAGTACGTAAACTGGAGAACGAGAAGCTGGAACTGGTGTACAAGCTGCATGAAAAGGAGCTGCAACTCAAGGAGGTGGAAATGAGGAAATGTGAGGTTAGGGGTTGTGACAAAAGACAGCCACCTAGTGATTATTAACCGTTAAATGTACTATTATGCAACCAAGGGGATTGAGAAACAACAATCCGGGAAATATCCGGATAACCAAGGACAAGTGGCAGGGGCTGAGACCTGTGCAGGAAGACAAGTCGTTCTTTCAGTTTACTGAAATGAAGTGGGGGTACCGTGCCCTTATCCGTACCCTACAGAACTACAGACGAAGGCACGGCTGTCAGACTATTGCGGACTTCATTAACCGCTGGGCACCTCCTAGCGAGAACAACACCGGAGGATATATCTCACGTGTGTGCAAGGAAATGCAGGTGCCGAACAGTTTTGTACCCGATGTGGACGACAAGGATACGATGTGTTCCTTTGCAGCAGCGATTTCGCAGGTGGAGAACGGTGTTCCGGCTGTGATGAAAGATGTTGAAGCAGGTTGGGAGGCATTATGAAACCCTATGACTACATAATGGATAAGATGAGCCGGTGCATTGTTCTGGCTCCCTTGATGTGCCTGCTTGTTTTCTGTTCGTGCCGGACCAAGTACGTACCGGTGGAGAGTAAGGCCGATAGCGTGGTGGTGGAAAAGCTGGTGGAAGTCCAGTTACCACCAGACAGCGCAACCATCCAGGCATTACTGGAGTGTGATGAGAACGGAAAGGTCGTATTGGCTTGGTTGGACATCGCAAACAGCAAGAACGCACAGGCGCAGCTTACCATAGATAGCCTGGGAAACCTGCTGGCAAAGATGAAGACACAACCCGATACGGTCTACCTGCCATCAAAGGAGGTTACCGTCACTAAGGAAGTACAGGTTCCGTACCCGGTCGAAAAGGAACTGACTGGGTGGCAGAAACTTTTCGTTAATGTAGGCGGCTGGGCCATCGTGATAGTGATAATCACCATCCTTGTAGTTGTAGGGAGAATGGTGTATAAACTGAAGAAATAACTGTATAAAAAGGAAGGAGGTGCCCGATGAATCATTCCCGGCGCTGTAGGTAGGAGTTCAGCGCCTTACAAATGCTTTCAAAAACGACATTTCCCCCGGCTGGCGAGTCGGGGAATTTATTTTTCAATTTTGATGTTTATAGGTTTCCCGCAGTGCGGGCATACGGTACCGGAAACGCTTTTCGCTACTTCTTCCGGAGAAGCGAACAGTTGCCACATAGGTACGTCAAGAGCCGTGGAAATCTTTTCCAGTGTCGGGTATGATGGAGACACCAGCATCCTCGATAGACTTTCACGGGCTATTCCTAGCTTTTCTGCAAGGCTTGTGATTGTATAGCCTTTCTCTTTTATTACTTCTTTAATTCTATTCATTGTTCTTGTTTTTGCAAAGATACTCCTTATCTTTCTACGTGATATATATGTGTCACTAAAATATGTTAATAGTAACATTTTTAGTTACAGTTTGTTTTGTTATGTGATATAAATACGTTACATTCGCACTGTAAAATTAATGGGGCTGCAACCCCGATGTAGAACAGTAAAAAATTGGCTTATGAAAACACTAGATGAAATTCTTAAAAGAGATGATTATTCAAGATTAAGTGAGAGACTTAAAGAAAGAGTAGAAGAACTTGCAAAGAAAATTCGCATAAAGATGTACCAGTTGGATTTAGATAGTCTGGGCGATATACATATAAGGACAGTTACTTCACATAGATGTGGATATTCAGAGGATTTTTTAGCCACGAATGAGGGACATGATCTCGAAAGCGTAAACCGTTCTTATTATTATTGCAACGATTATTCTTTATATGTGAAAGGGGCTTCTAATAAAGAGGCTCTTGGGTTCTTGAACCGGATTAAACAGTACATTGAAACGCTTGATGAGATTGAGACAGAGAAATCGCAAGCGATTGAGAAAGCTCTTGAAGAGAACAGGGACATTGAATTATAAAATTCAGATTATTTGCTTAAACTGATTAAAGTATAGAAGCCGGTACTGCTGCAACAGTCACCGGCTAAATTCTTGATTATGTAGAACAGTAAAAACAAGAATTATGTTTGCAAAGATAAACATTTTCGGAAACAAGAGTATACGTCTGTCTGTTTTCATTCGTCAGTATTGTAACAATTCCAAACGCAGCCAGACAACAATAAGATACTACCGTAGACTTGCAAGGATGATAGAAGCCTTCGAGAAACATCTTGCCATCGAGGTGACTACCGACAACTTAACGGAAAAGATGATAGAGGACTATCTGCATTTCATACGTTCGTACATGCCAGAGAAGAAAGGCCACACGGCTTACAGACAGTCTACCGTTCGAAATTTCTATCAGAAAACAATCTCAGCTTTGCATAAAGCCCAAAGAGTCGGCTACAAAGTCAATCTCGAACCGTTCTCTGAGTTTAAGGTATCGGCCGAGGATTCATGCTCTGTCTATCTTACCTTGCAGGAACTCGAACAAATAGAGATGATTTCACTTAATAAAGAAGCAGCTCAAGTAAGGGACATCTTTCTGATTGGTTGTTTCACAGCATTGCGATACTCAGATTATTCAAAACTGTCTGAAGATAACTTCTGCGACGGTATGTTGCATATCAAGACCAGGAAGACTGGGGTTTCCGTGACGATACCGGTTCATCCGGTGATAAACCGTGTAATAGAGCGGAACGGAGGACATGGGTTCTTGAAATACAGAAACAGCCAGCAGAACTTTAATAAGGTTATCAAGAACGTATGCAAAAGGGCAGGAATCACACAGAAGGTTCTTGTTGAACGGACGGAAGGATTCAAGGTTGTAAGGAAACTGGTCTCGAAATATCAGCTTGTTTCAACCCATACGGCACGGCGTTCGGGCGCAACGAATATGTATCTTGCCGGAATACCGCCTTTCCGGATTATGCTAATAACCGGTCACAAGACCGAATCGGCATTCTACCGGTATATACGTATTCAGAAGGAAGAGAATGCGAAGGATTTGCAGAATCATCCGTTTTTCAAATGAAAGGCAGGGAGTTACCCCTGCCTTTTTCATTATCCCATCATCATCATGAAGTCCTGTCTCATTCCGATGTATTCCTTGTACTTCTCCGGATTGTCCACATAATCTATCACCCTGGAGATGGCCATGTCAGCCTGTTTCTGCCGGACTTTCGTGTAGTACCGGATGACTCCCTTTGATTTGTCCGAGTGTCCTAAGCAGTAGTCTATTATTCCATCTGGAATGCCTATTTCTGAGGCGTACTGTGCGAAAGACTTTCTTGCCGAGTAGTAGACCACCTTTTCTGTTATTCCAAGCTCTTTGGCTAAAGAAGCTAGTGACCGGGTGAGGTACCGTGAGAAGTTGGGGTAGGAGAACTTATAGCCGAAATCGAGTCTTCCTGTGTTCCTGTTCATCCATTCCTTGATTATCTCCTTTGCCGGTTCGGGTATGGTGAAGCAGATTGTCCTTGTCCCGACGGCTGTGTTTCTTGTCTTTGTTCTGACGTATTCGAGGACATCTGTATCTCTGAAATCAATCTGAAGAAGGTCTATGAGGTTTATTCCTCCCAAATAGAATGAGAGACAGAATAGGTCATGCGCCACACGGTATTTCTTTTCTTTCGGTGCGGCCAGTCTGATTCTGTTGAATGCTTCCAGTGATATGTCAACCTCACGGACCGGAGAGGATGGGATAGAGTAGTTTAGGAATGGATGTACATCGTACTTCGCCAGCTGCTGCTTAACGCCCCTGTTGATGATTGTTCTTGTACGTGACATCATCATTCCGAGTGTTGTATCTCCTATACCTTTTTTGACTTTCAGGAAACGGGCATATCCTTCTATAAGTATAGGTGTAATGTCTGAGAGTAGAATTTCTCCTTTCGTGTATTCAGTGAAGTAACGACAATTTCTTTCCAGCAATATGGAGTAGTTCCGTCTTCCTTCTTCTTCGAGTTCGGAGATGTATTTCCTACAAACGGCCTGGAATGTGGCTTTCTCGTCAGACGAAGTGGAGTTAAGGAGAAGTTGCCGTAGCTGTTTACAGTCGTAAATAGAGATGTTCCCTATATTGTCCAGTTTCTCTTGATATGCGTTCAGGAGATTTCTTAGTTTTGTATTCAGAACTGATGCGTCTGGTCTCTTGACTATTTGACCGTTCTTGAATTGTGATACGGAATCTATTTTGATATTCGTCACGATGTAGCGCGTCACACTCTTATGGCCTATTGCTACGCGTATTTTGTGACTTCCGTCCTTAGCTGCTTTTTCAGGGATTATTGTTAATTTGAGTGTTGCCAT